ATCCGGTAATGCGGTCATCACCGGACCACGGCCAATGATTTCACCGGGTACACGGGTGAACGAGAAATCGAGGAAGGGTTTCGAGCCCTCTCCTTTTGCGGTGCTGAATTGAATCTTCTGCCCGCCCTGGCCCTCCTTCGCCATGAAAGCACAGGTATTCCAGACCTCGGAGCCTTTCTTGCTCCAATCCCGCATGGCGGATTCGACGACCTCGATTTCCTTATCCGGGTTTTCCCGAATGCAGTCCTCGATTTCCTTGCTGAATTTCCCGTTCTCGAAAACGGTTTTCAGGTTCCCGGCCTTTATCTTTTTCGGGCGGAATAGAGCATCGATATCCCCATAGGGGCCGGTGTCGAAATAGTTTGCCGTCAACGCGGACGCGCGAAACCTTACGGGTTCGGTTGAATCCCCTTCGTCGGCAAGGAGACACCCTGTTCCGATAGCCCAATCCATCAAGGATTCGTGGGCCTCGTTTCGGAAATTGGAATTGTTGACCGTGGTAATGATGTCGTCGGTTACCTCCGCGAGGTTGCGGTTCAACTCATCCCGTTGATCTTCGGGGATTTCCGGTCCTGCCGTGAGTTCAAAGGGTTTGGCATCGACAGGCCATGCATCGTCCAGCATCTGACTGGCGAGGTCTTGCAAAGCGGAGGGGGCGGTAGAATCGAAGAGACGATCTAGGTCTGGAACGCCGTCGTCCTTCGAGGAATACGGACGCTCCCTTAACGGAAGGGCATATTCGTAGCACTCGTCGATGATGGTATCGTTCAGTTTACGACGTTCGCAAGCGCGCTTGTACCTACGCAGAAAGGGTTTGAGTTCCGCGTCGTCGGTTTGAGGATTGCCGTAGTCGGCCATTTATCCGCCGAGGATCGAGCCGAAACCGGTTTCGCCACCCACACCCAGAAGGGAACGCCTGCCCCTTCGTCCGGTACGGAAGGCGCGCTCTTCCTCTTCCTGCTTGGCTTTCAGGTCGTCGGCCTCTTTCTTCGCCTTTGCTTCCGCAGCCTGTTGGGCGGCGATGATGGCGGAATTGTCCTGTTGGGGTGGGGGCTTCGGTGCGCCGAGAAATGAACCCATGCGGAATCCTTTCGTTTCGATTATAGTCGTTCAAACCGATGAAACCCGCACAGGACGGGGTTATCTACGCCTCGCATAGCGTTGGAATATGCCCTTGGGTTTCGGCATTGTACGGACCTTCATTGGAGGCCCGCCTTTAGACAAAAGCGCCCTGCCCTCACCCCCGCCGATCATCAGGTATTGAAGGGCATCTGCGATGTGGGAGTGTTGGTTTTTCAATGGAGAGATGACCTCGGAGCCCTTGCGTTCCGGGTACATATAACCGCCGGACATCGAGGCTTTGAGAAAAACACAGGATGGGGAGAGGGAAAATTGAGGGACCGCATCTATTAATCTTGTCAGCACTTCCCGAACCGCACCTGTCCTGACGACGGGATCGTTCGTGCCGGCAGGATATATTTGCACACCCTCGGCACGGAACATGAGCATGGGTGAGATGTCGTCGGCTTCGGCTAAATGTTCACCAGCGGGATCGCCCCAGGCCTTGAAACTGAATCCAGGGTATTCCTCGGCAATTAATCGTTTCAGTCTCCGGGCGAATTCCCTCGCCCCGCAATCCTGGGCCGTGAGTTCGTTAAGGATTCGCCAGCGATCAAAGACACGTTGGGCAATAACCGCAGCGGGAGTTCTACCGAAGTCAACCCCGATCATTAGGGTATGGCCTTCGATAGCCTGTAGAGGCTTGGCAGCAACGTGGATGTGTTCCTGAAACTCAGGCCAGACAGGCGACCCGGCTTCCTCGGAGGCGGGCTTATTACAGCAATTCCTCCGAACCCACGACCGCTGCTTGCCGTGGACCATGTTTTCGTAATAACCCCTCGGCAGCCATTTGAGATTTTCCGCCTTCGGATTGGTGATGTACCCGGTTACCTTCCCATCGGAATCGAATTGTTCGAACATCCCGGGGGGTTGAATGAAAATCGACCAAGTAGGGGGTTTGGTGTAGACTCTCCGTTTGTCCTCGGTCGTACCGGAAGGCACGGCGGATTGACCGGACATGACGGAAAACCAGTGCAGTTCCGAGCCGGGGTTCGTATCCGCGATCAAGAAGGGTCTACGACAGCCCCCATCCATCATTTTCTTGTCGGGATAACGACCGAGGCAGGGTTCAAGATCGTCCAAGACATCCCGGGAAATCTCCGCGAACTCGTTAACCCACGCAGAAGAGATTTCCGCCGACTTCAATTTCTGCAAATCCGAGGGGTCGTCCAGGGATAAAAAAATTACCTCCCAATCCAAATCCCCCACCCGGATATGATGCTCGAAGGGTCGGGACCAAATGAACCGACCGAACTTGTCTTCCGGGAAATTCTGCAACCAAGTCTTAACCGTAGTTCGTTTCAACTCGTCGAACGTCCGACGAATGACATACGTCCTCGATCTCCGAACCCCGTCGAAACCCTTCGGCTGCTGTAACGCCTCATGCAAGAGCGTGTAGCAGCAAAGATTGGACTTCCCCGAACCTCTAGGCCCCTGGATCAACCTCACCCGGGAAGCATCGAATAAAAAATTAGTTAACGTCGCCCCGTCCGGCTCATACGACAGCTCGATCACGTCGAACTCACCATCGCATCGTATATCCGCCTAACCGCCGTCGTGGACCCAATCTGCCCCGTTGAGCCCGTAATCTCGTCATACTTCGCCGCGCCTGCAATCAGCATCTCCGCCGTCGGCTGCAAAACCAACCCGCCGACAATCCCAGACTGCTTAAAAGCCTTCAATACCATCGAAGCCAAAGACGCAGCCTTCGCCTCCGCAGCCATCTTTCTCGCCATCAAAACACCTCGGAGTGCCAAAAAATACGGGAAAACACGGTATCAGGATAAAGACGCGGTATCAGAAGGCACGGAACCAGGAAAGGGGAAAAAAAAATGGGGAGGCACTTTGGGGGAAAGTCGTGAGGGAAACCCCTCGGGAAAGCGTCGGCGCGCGGTTTTTAACCCCGCCCCCTTCGCCTGCAATTCATGCGATTTCATGCCCGCCCCCCGTTGTCGCATAATGGTCATTATGGAAAATGCGCTTGTAACCCATTGATATTACTCAGCCGCTTCGGACGGCGTTACATCGATCATGTGCGTGTCGGTGCCTGGTGCGTCGCTCGGCTGGCGCATGACGATAGTGAGAGAGATACCGCCACTAGCCCCAGACTGCCTATCCTGTGTGGGCTTAACGCCATTCACCGCCATGATGTGCTTTGCCACATCGGCCTTTACATATTCGCTTGTGGCGCTGTCCATGAGGCTTTCGAGGATGTGTGACGCTCTCAGCATGCCGTGGATACTCATGCGCTCCCGTACAAGCTGCTCTATCAAAGCTTTAGCATTTGGCCTTGCAAGCGCCCTGCTTAGGGCTGCGTCATGCATGCCCGCTATCTGGGCTGCTCCGGCTTGTGTCTTAGCCTGGCCTGTTAGCAATGCCTCGATGGCCGTTCGGGTCTTACGGGATACCGGCCGCAGCTTCTTGGGCTCTTGGGTGGCTGGTAGCTTAGCGGCCATTAAGAGACACCTCGATTAGGCCATTTGGCATTATTTCCGCCGCGCACCAATCGGGAATTGGGAATAGCCCGGCCGCGATACGCTTAGCGACGTGAACCTGGAGTTCCAGCACTTCAGTCGCGGTCATGGGGGACCGAAGGCAATACATTTTCGGATCGGCGGGCAGATTGGCTTTCATTCACCGACTATCGGGTGTTTCCGCGCCTTTCGCACAGGACGGGGTGCATATTGTGAATACGTACCTATATACATGTATGACGCCATGTCCTATAAAGGTGTTGTCGCGGCCGATGGGGCCGCAGGGAATAGGAGACCTGGATATGAGAACTTTTGATAACGGTATTTTTTTCACCGTTTTGTGTTCGGAGAATGATGTCGCAGAATTCGCGCGGCGATGGCCGTGTTTCGGCAACGTCCGGTCATACTGGTTTCAATTCGACAAACGCAACGGCGATCTTGTGGGCACAAACCACAAGGATGGCGAAACGGACGACGGCGCTATCGTCGCGCTGTCGCAAGATGCCCAGGCGTACGGCGCCCAACGGCTTAAAATAACGCTAATCGCACAGTAAGGAGTAACCGTATTATGACTACGTACACACTGATTAATAATTCAGGCGATGTCAGCGGCTATGCCGCCGAGAAATTGGCTCGCGAAATTCTGGAAAACGATGGGTATGAGTGGGACATCGTTTGCACGGTTGCGGCCGGTCTAGCACTCATCGGGGGGCGAGATCGATGACTGATACAAAATACAACGGCTGGACGAATTGGGAAACGTGGAACTGCAATATACATATGGATAACGACGGTTCATCCGACTACTGGCGCGAACGTTCCGAGGAGCTACTCAAGGAAGCCTTTGAGGACGAAGACGAAACCCCACGGGACACAGCCGCCGCTGAGCTCGCCTATGAGATCGAATTCTCCATTTACGATGCCATGCCAGAGAAATGCAACAGCGGTTTGTTCGCCGACATTCTGAACGCCGCCCTTAGCCGCGTTAACTGGGACGAGATCGCCGAGCGTTACATCGCCGATCTGGACGACCCCGAACAAGAAGGAGAATAGGTTATGAAAAACAGGTGGAAATGTCCCCATTGTGGGGCGGAGGGTTGGGGCCGATTAGGTCCGCATGATAAGCCGCACGGAGTTTCGTGCCGCAAGAGCGGACAGGTTTCCGAATCGGAGATTAAGCAAAAAGTTGCCAAGGAACAAGCCGAGGGAGGAAAGAAATGACTATTGCGATCACGTACACAGTCATCTATTGCGTGGGCGGAACAGAGAACTTCAAGTGGAAACGCGCTCTCTCCGTGGCAACGTGGGGAGAGGCGCTTGCCCAAGCCGAAACCATCGAACGCGCGGGAAGGCCAGCCCTTATCCACAAGACCAAGGAACTTGATGCACTCGGGCTGCCAGAAACATTCGCCGCCATCGCCAAGGCGACTCAATGACGCCCAATAAATCACCA